CTCGACTCCTTTCTAAATTATTTTATTTTCTATCCCTCTCCCTGACATCACTAATTTAAAGCAATAGGAAGAACCATCGCTCTAAATTCACTGTCATTAGCTTCAATGACCATAGGCATTTTTGAGCTGTGTAGCGAAATCTTAACATGCTCACAATCAAATGCTTTTAATGTTTCTATTACCAATTTTGCATCAAATCCTATCTTGAGATTTTCAGTAACATCTTCCAGTAAGTCAATGACTTCATGGTAATCAGTAGTCTGGTCTTTTATGCTTAAATTCAATTTATTTCCTGATAGTTCAAATTTAACAGGTGATTTTTCAGCGGTACACATTTTGGCGCGTACCATTGCACCCAATAATTCACTTCTTACCACAAATGTGTTTATAGGCAACTCTTTGAACATGTCACGATACGGATAGTACTTTCCCTGCACAATTCTTGTGCATATATCAAAATCTTCTGTTGAGAATATTGCCATACTGTCACTGTATTTTATTTTGACATCTCCAGTTAATAATACCGACTTTAGCTTTTCTATTGTGCTTTTTGAGATAAGTAACTCAAACTCTCCATCATATTTGATTTTATCCCATGCAAGCACATGACCATCAAGTCCAACAAAATTCAACTGTCCATCTTTAGCCTGCATAAACATGCTTGACATTCTCGGATCTGAAACCTGTGTAGGTATTGCATAAGATACTCGCTTTATTGATTTAAGAAGCATTTCAGCCTTTAGAGTAAGCTCACTTCCTTCTCCTTCTATGTTTAATATAGGAAAAGTTGTAGGTTCCATAGTTTGGTATGTGTTTTTTATCTTGTCCACACTGATAACCATTACATTTTCACTTGAAACCGAAATATCAATCATTCCTTCCGGCAAATTATTGATAAGGTCAAATGCTCTTTCTGGTATGATAAAGCATTCTTCATTTGCACCCGGTATCTTTGCTCTTATGGTCATTTCTAAATTGCTTGCAATAAGATATCCATCCTTTACCAATACTCCTTGCAGTACCGGCATTGTTGTACTTTTTGATACAACGCCTTTAATTTGATTTAGCTTTTGTGCTAACACCGTTTTTTGTATTTTCATCTTTTAACTCAATCCCTTCAAGAATTAATATTATGCATTGACTCTGACTTATTCTATAAGCTTCAAGTTCCGACTCATTCATATATTTGTGATTATATAATTCTTTCATGCGTTTCCACACGCTCCATGGCACTCTGAAGAAGCTTCTAAGTCCAAGTGAGACCATCACATAGCAATGCGCTCCAAATTTCTCATATATATCAAGATTCTCCCACTGTGTTTCAGTTATTACCGACTGCTTTATCCTATCTGAATCGGTATGCTTTGCCTCAAACATGATCCCTGTTCCATCACACAGTATACCTTTATAGTCCGGTTGCCCCTTTTTCTCATAGTATCCTCTTACAACTCCATTCATATCCTTTCCTGTGATATGAAAAGGCTCCGGAGTTTTTTCAATATGAGCCAAACCCTTATTTAGATAGAACTTACATGCCGTAGATATCCATCTTTCAAATGTTTCACCTGACTTCTTACTATTTCTACCAATAATCTGTGCCTTGTAATTCACTCCCACCTCTTTTCTTTTTCGCTGTATGTTTCGTAGAGCTTTACCTGCCGTATTATCAACATATCCCTCTCCGTTTACATATAAGGAATTTCTGCCCATTCACTTACATATCCCCCTGATTTACTCTTATGCACTCTCTTTAGCTTTTATCTGCTCATTCATCTTCTCTTCAAATGTTTTTACAAACGCTTTTACTTTATCCGTCACACTGCAATTATTCATACCTCTACACTGAATAACTTTATTGTCTCTCCACTCAAGGGTATAATAAGGTTTGTTCGGTTCATTTTCTTTTCTGATAAAGAATATAGCCGTCTCTCCTTTGGCCACTCTTTCAATGTAAGTTCCAACACAATGATGTAAGGCCTCTCCCTCTTCTTTTATAGCAGCGGAATTTGCCGGTACTATAAGAATTAAACCGTTTCCCTTTATATTCAGTGCATCAACTCCGGCATTTTTTGAGAATATTTCTTCCATGTCTTTTTTTAGCTTTTGCATTTTCTTTGCAATAAGCTTATCTCTTCTCTTCTTCTCTGCCGCTGCCTTCCTATCCTTAAGTTCCTTATATTCCTTCGCCACCCTATCATGTACTTGCTTAAAATTATTCGGCATATAGATAAACATATTATCAAGGTTATATTTAAGTTCACGACACCAGCCCAGGTAATCTAACCAGTCTCTTGCCATATTCCTTTTTAATTCTATTAATTCTTCTCTTCTTAATTTACCTTTTGAATTGCCATCCATATACCTTTCAATCTCTTTATCAAAATATTTAAAGAATTTATGGAAAGAAACCTTAGTTCCGTTTTCTCTCATCAATTTTATATTGCACCCAAAAACTTCATAATATTCCTTTATCTGTTCAGCTCTCATCTGTATACCAAGTCTCTGTGCTTCCTGGAGTAGATTCAACTCATCAGTATTCCCATCTATTTCCTGCAATATTTTTGTATTCACCTTTGTTAAGCCCAATATTTCATATATTGTATTTGCCTTATAATCAATAACATCTGTAGATAGGTGGCAATAAAAACCGTGTTTGCTTACTATGTCTGCTGCTAAATTATTAAGCCCCATTTTGCATATCCACTCAAATTTAGGGAATTTCAGGCATATGGGTATAGCTCCTTCATAAGGCAATCTTCCTTTGTGGTTTTGAGCCAAAATCTCAAGGCCTGAATATTTCATCTGCGTATGTTCCCAAGCGTGTGGAAGATTACCTGGGTAAAGACCTGCACTTGTTATGCCGCCTGAGCTAGGAATCCATCTACAGAGACCTCTCTGATGATATACTCCCCATTCATAGGCTTCTTTTCTTAGAGATTTCTTTTCGACTGTCCAAAAGTACCTTTTTTGCTCAAATAATATTTCTTTTATACACCCTTCTTTAATTTTGCCATCTCTAATCTCTCTGCTTGCCCAGAAGTATCTGAGCAAGAATCCTTTTTCTTGACGATCAACATATATAAAGTCGCTTGTATCTTTTATAACTCCTGCCAGTATACCTTTTGCTTTGTATGTAACTTTGCTCTTGCAAAAAGGACACTCTCCCTTTTCATTGTTGCGAAGTCTTATCTGTGTCCTATCAACAATACCTTTGGCTTTACAATATGAACATTCGAATTCCGCTTTGCCCTTCTCAGTCTCTTTATATATTCCATATCTGCTAAAGCTCATTCCATGCTCCCATACCCAATCTTTAAACTCTTGTGGTGGATCCTGAATATGCTCCATCTTTAAATCAATAGGATCTAATACTTTTCTATGCTTCTGCTCTAATCGTCTTTCTTTTACTTCGTTCTGATACCTTCTGATAAGATTCCAGATAGTATCACTTTCATGCTTTTTATAGCCTTTAAAAAACTTTTCAATTACATCTTGCCCGGACCATGTGTACACCGAAAAGTTATCTCTATACTCTTTTTTTTGCTTGTCCCATATAGTCCTGTAAAATCCTATTTCTTGCATCATGTCAAAAGAAGCGGTTATCCATTTTGTACTATCCTTTGTTAAATCTTGGGTTATATAATCATCATTTGACAAAAATGTTCTAAATGTAGCTGCAATACTTCCTTCTTTCAAATCTGATATAGAGAAAAAATTTATGACTAATATAGTATTATCTATAAGTTTAGGTTCAGCTATATATTTTATATCATTCAGTTCTCTTGCTTTTTCAATCATTTCCGGAGTCGCTTTTGGCCTTTCTATAGCAGACAGTTTTCTTTTTTCCATAAAGCCTCCTATATCCCTAATAGTGAAAACATATCAAGCTGACCATCTACATTTTCAGTTTTCTTTTTCCCCGCACCGGTAGGTTTACTATCTTTTTTCACTTCTTTATCAGGTTTTTCAGAACCTAAATTGTTTGGTTTTGGCTTTTCTTTTTGTATAGGCTCTATCTTTTTCGCCTTCCCTTTAGATTCCTTGAGTTCTTTTTCTACTTCTGCCTTATCATCTTTGTGATAATAATCTTCAGCCCATTCATACACTACATCGTCACGAATAGCCCCGTTTTCCCCAGATAACTCTTCCCTAGCTTTCTCATAGATATAGTTAAGACATCTTCCACAAGACTTATGATCCTGACAAATATCTGATGCAAGTGCATCTGACTCCTGAATTCTAGTCTGCAGATAATTAATAATAGGCTCAGCAAATCCTTTATTACTTGATTCTTTTAACTCCTGCTCTAGTTTCTGCTTTGCTTTTTCTTTTAAGTCTACATCTTCCGGAGCCTCTAATACGCTATTGACATTTTCCATAAATTCTCCTTTTGACTATTTTAGCCACTAATCATTCGTTTCTTTAATTCTTCCAATTGTCTGGCTCTATCATCAATTTGTTCTTGTCCAAGATTATTTACTACCTCTACCTTGGTATCGTTGATTTCTATTCTTGTTAAAGCTCTTGATTCAATTTGAGGTGCATACTGCTCCTGTAACATTGCCTTATTATTGGCCACAAAATCAGGTAACTGATTTATATTCTGTGCTTCTTTTGCCTTAGCTTCGTATGCAATACGAAAGTTCGCTCTATTTGCATCAACATTTTCATTCAAACACAGATTACTCCATCCCAGATTTTTAACCACGGAAAGCGTTAACTCATCCATAGATGCAAACGCTTTCTCTGCCCCATAAAACCCATACTCTCTAATGGCTTTTTGAACATTTCCCCATGCATCATCAAAGCTAAGTACCGGCTTTTTGCATCTATCCATACATAGCTTTCGTATCTCTGCTATATTAGGCGGAAATATATTAGTGCATATGTATTCCATTACAGCATTCTCAGCAATTTCATACGGTATATCTTTAAGCATCATGTACCAAAAATCCATTGATGCATTATCTTCAAGTATTTTTGAAGCCGGATATGCTGACTTGATTCCAATTGCTAAGGTTGCAAATTTTTGTTTATCCATTACTTGCCCACTCCATTGCTCCTGCTGCAAACTGCTCTACTTTAGATGTTGTAGCCTGATTGATTACTGGCTTATATCCTCGTGTTCCGCCCTTGTCCTGCTCATTTTGTAGCCACTTAATTATAAATTTATTGATACCTCTTATAGTCTTTCTCTTGCTCTTATTGGCCAATAACCAGCCTTTCATATTCCTTAGGCATTGCATTATATCAACTGCAGGATAGAGCTCTGACCATTCATATACATTTGATTGACTTATTCCATATTCTTCCCCGGTATTTAGTAGCAATGTTATTACAGGTGGCTCTACTTGTTCTGATTGATTTTGCTCACAATTGCTGTCATTTGCCTGCTCTTGCTGTCTTTTGCTGTCAATTGTCAGCAAAATATCGCATTTAGGATCATATTCCGGATACTTACTTTTTTGATTACGGATTCTTTGATGTTCTCCCCAAGTAATCAATTGTAAGTACGGCTTTTCTTGGATTTCATATATCTTTACAAGCCCTACTGCAGATAGCTTGCTTAATGCCTTATCAATGTCCTTTTCTGTAATATCTTTAAGTGGGAAGCAAGTCCCCTTAATTACCTTTGCTCTTCCGTCATATCTGCCATAGTCATCACAAGTAACAATTAATCGGTAAAACAGTACTTCTTCAAACCAGGACAAGGAATCTATCTCTTCACTTCTGCATATACTCTCCTTAAGTATCCTGTTAGGCATTTCACCCTCCTTTTAAATTCCATATGTAAGATCGATGATAGATATCGGAGCTTTTAACACTCTATTATGCTTACAACAATCACACAAATCACATCTATCCGGCTCTACCTCTCCATTCTTTACACTTAGTACTCGTCTAATATTCGACTCAATAACAGTTAATACTTCATCAAGATAATTTTGTGTGATCTGTATTATTCTTATATCCGGCTCCGCCTCTTTGGTGACTGCTGCTATAAAGAACGGTATCTTTTTCCCGGTATTTATCTCTACTATTTTCTGATAAATGGCCCCCTGCAAGTCGTACCCCCAGTATCTAACAAAATCTAGGTATCCTATATCTTTTACCCACTTCAAGTCGGTAATTGATGCCATAACTTTTAAATCTACTATGGCCTTGCCTGGAAGGTATGAGTCCATCTTTATCTTCCAGTCGCACCCAAACAGCTCTCCTGTCATAATTGTTTGTTTCTCACCTGAAAGATACTTCATAAAGTATTTATCCCTTTCAATCCTTGCAATGATTTCCTCAGCTTTTTTATAAGGCGCTTTCAATTCTCCTTTTTGAGTAAATATTTCTGCATTTCTTATCTTGAAATCATCAAGTGTTCCTTCAACGTATGAATCAACATAACTCCCCACTAAAAGTGCTGTTGACGGTTCCGGCTTCCATCTTCCTGCAAGCTTTTCCATTGCCTCGAATTCACAAGCCATCTTTCCATATGTGCCGTTAAAGTCTTTGAATTGGCTAACAGACATATATTGCCTGTTAGCCTCAGCACTGTAGTAATTATCCGCTGTTAACACCATTTGAATTACTCCTACTCTTCAATATCTGCATCTTCAATCACTTCAACATCACTATCTTTATCAAATGGATCCTCAACATCTATAACATCCGGCTTATTATCTCCATAATCACTTCCACCTTCTTCATCAAATGTCTTCTGGTCATCCGTGATAGCTCTCTGCATATCAACTGATAATATTCCCCATTTACTAAGCAATAACTTGATAACAGTCTTAAGTGCCATTGCGTCAAAATTTGTAGTCCATTTACTGCCCTTCTTATCGTTATTCAAGTCATTTCTATACGCTGTAGAGTACTTACGAGCATGATTTTCAACTTCAGCCCTAGTCATGAACAACTCTTTTCTAAATCCTGTAAGAAGTTTAAACCAGGCATAGTATCCGGCAATATCTTCAGACTTTCCATTCATTCTTTGAGTGCACTTTGAAAAATCTGTCACGAACTCTACCTCTCCTGTAATAGGGTTATAAGATATCAATTCATCCTTATATACCACTGAGCAATTCATCCTTTCGTAATATCCTGAACGGATCGCTAATTGAATAAACCCTTTGTACATCATTTGAAATTGAGCTTCAGGATGTTTTTCCCACTGTTTTGTCTGCAGATTATATTTGTTATTGTTGTAAGGCACTATAGCAGCAAATCCAAGGTTACTGTCGATAGGTAAGTCATATGTCGCAGCAACGAATGCAGCTCCCATAATTGTATTGGCAGGGCATTTCTTTAACTGAGCAGATCCTGCCACAACATTTGTGATTGATGCCAAAAACTGCGGTGCCTTCTTCCCTAACACTTCCTCGAATTTCTTTTTTACTGTTTCCTGTGAGATAATCCCTTTAACCTGAGCTACAACACTTACATTCTCATTCTTTTGCTCTACCGGTAATTTCTCTGACATTTTAATAATCCTCCATAATTGCTTTTTTTAGTGGCTCACCACATAACTCCAAAATATCTTCTCTACTCATTTCGTCCAAACAATCCTTGCAGATACATCCATCACTTGAATCCCAATACCTATCGTCGACATATATTGGATATCCACATAAAACACAGCGGAAAACGGCTCTTTCTTCATCTGCGTTGGGACACCTTGCATCGCAAGGATTTAATCCGCACTCTATACACATATTGCATCCTCCATTTTTCTTAAAATAGTACTGGCATTAATTCCATGCCTAAGTATGTAATGCTTAAGTTCATCCGGATATAGCAAGTTAATATATTCTTCCGGCACTTCCACCTTTGCCACTTCCATCTTTCTCAGGCAATATATATAAACCTCTTCGGCCTCTTCATCTGTGATATGTATTCCTTGACCTCTAAGTTTATCCACATGCTTATGCATATCTTCTGGTATAGAATCTAAGTTCATCATAGGAATACCACCCCTAAAGCAACTCCTATTGCAACTAAAGCCACATAACCAAGCACCTTCTTGAATGTCATAATACAGGCTTCAACATTTGCTCTTGAATCCATAAGCGCCTCCAGTTCTCTTGCTTCTACCAGTGTGTATTTACTCTTTGCTCTCTTTCCCTTGAATACATTTGCCACGTTAATTTTCTGTTCCATTTTTCTATCCTCCAAAATCGTTTAACTATACTCTATTCTTGTATACAGCTACCAAACAAACACCATTTGACCTGTTTTCTTGTCAGTATTTGTATGCTCGCTTAGTAACTTTTCAAGTTTCTTTTTCTTTTGCTCATAATAGTGCGTTTCTCTCTCACAATCACACTTCTCACCAGGGTCCAAATTACAACCGCACTTTGGACAACTGTAAAAATATGCCACTACCTGCCTCCTACTTCTGTGTTATTTAGTTTTAAAAAGTCATCGGTGCATATTTACACCTGATTTGCCGGCTCGGACTGCTTTAGCTCCGAGCATATATACGGATTGTACTTCGGATTGTATTTGGATTCGGATTGGATTGGATTACGGACGCAATTGTTGTCAATTGCTGTCAATTGCTGTCAATTGTCAGCGACTTGTTAAAAGTATATGTTTTTTACTATTGCAAACTTCCACAACTCACCTTGCCAATGATACCGCCGGACTGTCCTAGCTTTCGCTCGGTCCAATTGCACCGCCAACCACTGGAGCCACTTCTGTTTACAATTTTCTATCTCGTCTTTATCC